ATGTCTGACGCCGAAAAGATCATCGTAGTGCAGTTCAAAAAAGGGCGCGGGGGCATTGTACCGGGCGATATGCGGCCCGCAACCAGCCAGGCGTCCGCCGAGAAAATGGCGAGCGCCATGGCACCGCGCCATATCGGCGTCGCAGCCTATGCCGTGACTGTAGATGAGGAGAGCGGCAGCATGGCAAACCCACGTCTGCTGGTCTCGCACGGCCAGATTGCCGACCTAATGCCAGACTGATTTATCGGCGCGGGGCGCGCGCCTTTTCAAGACAGGGGAAACTTTGCGGCTCTGAAAAAGGAGATTGGAAACGTGCGCCCGAACGCAATCAAACAGCCAGACGATATCGCGGCCTATGTCATCCAGTGCCACGACGGCGATGCTGTTGCCGCCGTGCAAACACTGCTGGACGAAGTCCACCATCTGCAAAATCAGCTATCCATTGCCGTCGCAGCCATGGGCCGGGGATATACACGCGGATGGAAGCCGAGCGCCGAGCGGGAATGACATGCGCCACCGTCGCGGCATCGATCTTACCGGCGGCAATAATGACAATATGCCGCCTAAGCCGACAGGCATTTTTGTACCGCAGCGCGACCACTCGGCTACCCTGGCGGATCTACCGCAATGGTATGTCGTCGGGGCGCAATGCTGGCGCTGTAAACGTGTGGGAATGCTGGACCGGTGGGCGCTACAGCGTCGTTATGGAAAATTCCGGCCGATCATATCCATGGAGCCGCTCTTGCGGTGCATAGGCTGCGGCAATCGCGAGAAAAACAGTTTTGTTCTCGCGCGCGCAAAGAGAGACTGGCCATGAGCTTTGAGCCACAGCCCGGCACATACGGGTATTTATGGGTAAACGGCTACAGCGTGACTGCCTATTGTTCACCATGCAACCGCGTCGTCGAGGTTGATCTGGAAAATATGCCGCACGAGCAAAGCTATATCAACAGGCGCTGGAGGTGCCAGTATTGCCATGGGATAGGACAGGCGCAATTAAGCCCAGATCACTCGCCGCGAGATTCACCAGCCGCCAAACAACTCGAAATCGAGCGGGAGCGCAGAAAGGAAATACTTGCCACCAGAATGCAGAAAATTGCTCGCTGATATTCAGTTTGGGAAGCTTCGAGAACGGCGAGGAATTTCAATGCGGCGTGTCACTCGCCTTCCGTTGCGTCTCGTAAGCATGGACTCACTTGCGTCCAGATGCTGGCGGTGCGAGGCCGTTGGCAGGCTTACCGGTTTCGGCTTGCATCAAACGACATTTCACTAAAAATTTATGCCGACTTTAAAATCAGATTATGCAAAATTATTAGACAGACAAAAAATCGTCACCAAAACTGAGTAGTTGAAAATTAAATTAATACAACCATATTGCTAAATATGAAACGTGCAATTAGACCTGCCCCAATATTGACACATTGGAAAGCGGGCGGAATTGGACAACGAGACGCTAAAGCATCTCATCGCACAGCTAGGCGAATGGGGGCCGCTCGCGGCAGCATTCATCATATTTTGTGTGTTTGGGCTGCCAAATATTGCCCCAATAATCACCGCTTTAGGAAATATTTATAACGAAAGGCATAAAACAAATCTTTCGCACAAGCGTTCTATGAGCAAAATAGAGAACCAAATAAAAAAGGACCAAGCTCAATGATCGGCAGTTTGGAGGTAAGGAAATGACATTTTGGACAGCGATATCGCTGCTAATCATCGTGTTATCCTTGGCGCTGAAACCGCTTCGCGTCTGGCTGGAAAGCTGCGCGGATCAAGCCAAACGTCAGGGTATTCTGGTTGAGATGTATTATCGCAACGCGACGCGGTTTTTGCAGCTAAGCAACCCCAAACAGCACGCCGAGGTTCGCGAAATAACAGTCTGGATGGGACAGAAAATGCTGAAAGGCACTTTCCTGATCCAATCCTTGATTCTGACGCGAATGAAGAATCAGGATCAGGACAGCGATACTCGTGCGTCTGCGGACGATGTTTTTCGCGGCGCACCGGAAGAAGCCGCACACTCGTTTGCAAAAGCTATGGGGTCTGCGCTGCTGGCCTCCTCATACCAATCCTTTTTCTTTGGCGGAAAATACCGAGCAATGCTGCAGCTGCTGCTTATGCCCAAGGAAAAAGAAATAAAAGATCCGGAGCAGTTGGTTTTCCGGTACAGGAAGACACACGATTTATCTCACCAGATCCTAAAAAGATCCGCCTAAGCAAAAACCCGCCGTTGGCGGGTTTTTTTTCATCCGCCCCTGCGGATCATCTCTTTCTGTAAATCATCAACCTGATCGCTAAGCCGATCGATGGCATCGCAAATCTTATCCGTCCCGCGTTCGAACGACTTCCGCATATTGATGGCTTCAGCCGTATGCGCCCTGACTGCCTCGGCAGCATTGTTAAGCGCGGTCGGATCCACAATGACAGCTGCCACCTGCGCAGCGGCTTGACTCTTTTGCGGCGGGATATTTGCGCCGGCCGATATACCAAAATGCCTCACCGCGAAAATCACCGCCAGCGTCGCTCCGAAGACAGCAAGCGCCAACGGAGGAAGGTCAGCCAGTCTTTCCATTGCGAACTTCTCCCTGATCATGCGCCGCACGATGGATGTTAACCAGCTCACTGACAGCAAAGAGCGGATAGATGGCAATCCATGTGCTGATGATTCCGGAAGATGCAAAAGCGTATGCTATGCCTGACCAGATCATGCACCCGGCTGCTGCCGAGAATTGCCGTATCTGTGGTGTGACGTTCTTTTTCGCGCCGTTGATGACGAGGCCGATGATACGCAAGCACCCGATGACGAACATGACCCAGCCGAGAAAATCCTCGGACGGCACTATTTCTGTGAAGCCCATAAAGGCTGGCTGGTTGAACGTCTGCGAGGGAAGAAGAAGTACCCAGCCAAACCCGATCAAATGCGCAGCCATGAACCACTCCATCATGCGCGGCCCGAAACGGTGCTGGATCCGCACCCACATGCCTGCACCCTGATATCCGGTTTCCATTGTCGCTCCCGCCGTTATTTCCGGCAGGCAGCATCTTGGCTGCACTGGCGATTGTTGGAGTTGATTGCCGGTCCCGCTGTTTCATCCTGCGATGCAAGGCGCGCCGCCTGTGGGTCCGAAAACTTGACGAAGGTGTAACCCGCTCCATTAGTCGCAGGCGCTGTCTGGCAAGCCGCTATCGCGCATGAAAACAAGGCAACGATGGCGATCCGACATATTGCGGAAAGAGGCATTGTTTTTCTCCAGATTGTTGATGCGCTTGACCGCTTCCTTCGCTGCTGCGATCTGGGAAGCAGACTTTCCCTCGCGCTTGCCCACCTGAAACGAGGCGATCGATAGAAGCGCAGCGCCGAGAACTGCCGCCGCGCCGAGCTTGACCCAGCCGGGAATGAGCTTCCACATCAGGCCACCCTCACCCGCTTGACCAGGTAAATGAAGCCGAGAATGCCGCCACCTATCATCAGGGCCGCGAGTGCCCATTGGACAGGACCAGACCCGGCGAAGATTGCGCCGGCCGCCGACAGGAAGCCACCAAGCGGTCCCCAAGCTTCCGGCTTCTTGATCACCTCGAGAAGGCCCGTGTCGCGAACATCAGCTTTCGCTTTTCCTTCCTCAGGCATGTTCACGGCCTTGACCATGTCGGCGCTGAGCGTTGCCAGACGAACGGCGTTACCAACGACGCCCAGCTGATCTTTCCATTGGCCTTTCGGATCCTTACCCGTGACGCGAATGGTCCAGCCGCGCCCGTTAACCGGAAAACCAGTCTGAGGATTCGTGAGACTGCGAAGGTAGGTCATGCGCTCGTCGCAGTATGCGTGAATGAGCTTGGCGATACCACCTGGGTATATTTTGACAGCCGCCACGGTCTGCTCGCCAACCACGCCATCCTCACGAACGCCCAGAACGCGTTGCAGGCGACGGACAGCGGTGGAAGGTCCAGAGTTCACCCCGAAGTCGAAAGCCGCGTAGTCGAGTCCCTTGGGCAGCAGATCGCCGCCGCTCTGCGTCCAGTACGACCGACGATAGATTTCCGTGGCCTCATCAATCGTCATCGCCTTGACCTGTTCAGCCGTGACAGATGCAACGCCACGATGAGCCGCAAGCGTCTTGTGGGTAATGCCAAATTTGGTCGGGCCGCCCCGATCCGTCTTCGCATTGACGTAGCCGCCCTCATGACCAAACATAAGGTCGAGAGCGACGGGAAGCGTTTCCCGAGCCATGATGTTCTCCTGATTGTGGGTTATGGGTGCCGGGTTACGCTACCGGCCAAGCGATGGGTGCTTATGGATACGACACAGTCAATAAATGTTATCGCTCACAATTTTCGTCTGCCCCGTACCCGCGCCGTTATAAACGCCAGTTACGGAATTTCCTGTGAAGTCGTTGCCGCAAACATTAAATCTGTCGCTGCTCTGGTCGATGGCAACGCCCCACTTCTGAGACGAAGAACCTGATCTGACAGCGTTAATGCGGGTGTTCCTCGCGGAGGGGCCAAGGTAAATGCCTGAGTAAACGCTGGCGGTCTTTTCGCTGTTATGGCGAAAATTTGTCCCCTCAATAAGACAGGTGTCGCTGAAAATGAAAGCTCCATGCTGAGCCGCGCTCGTGATCCTTCCGCCGAGTATCTTGAGGTCTTCGACACCCGGAGCCGCGTTGAGGTTATTCCATCCTTTCGAGCCGTGCATGTACGGTGAAAAGAATGAAATGTCTGAAGCGCTGAGCGCATCAACAGCGCAACGCTCAGCGTAATCGCTTTGGAAGTCGAGGAATTTCAGGAAAGAGGGAATATGATCGCCAATGGTGTTTTGCACCGTCAGTGCATTGCGTCCGACCGTAACGGCATAGAACCGATCTGCGGTTATGGTGTGGCAAAAGCCGTCAACAAACAGCCCGTCCATCCCAGGCGCCGTACTGCCACCGCAGATAACGTCAAGCTTCAGAATATCTGATCTTGCGTTACCAGGCGCAAGCGCTTTGACATATGCGCACCCTACACCGCCCCGATAGTCGGTAATCCGAGCGTCTATGCCAAAGTCGTGGTAGGTCTCCATAGAGATACCGTCCCAACCGCACTGACCCCGAAATGCTTCAATTCTTCCCTCTGTCACATATTTTGCGGCAATGGAATTCCCGCCTGTTTTCAGGCGCTCATCGAAAATCGCATTCACCACGAAATTCCGATACATCCATGTGGCCGGAACATCTTTTTCAAGGCGCAGCGTGTCGAAATTTCCGACAGGAACAAGGCACCCGCCAGAGGTGAAGACGAGGCTGACCCGATCCTGCTTAATCCTCAGACCACCCTCAATTCTATAGGCACCATCAATGATAACGTCCGCCCCGCCATGTAGCTGCGCATACGCTTCTGCGGCATCGATGCAACATTGAATATGTGGGCGCTGATCATCAAGACTTAACGAAACGGCGCCGTAATCGCACACCCGGAAAAATGATCCTGTCATCGTTCGCCACAGCTTTCATCAGATGTGATTACGCCACCGGCCAAATGATGGCATCGACTGCGGCAGTCGCATCTTCAAAATTGAGTGCATCATCGATGGCCTTCTTGGCGCTCATTCGCACCTTCTCAATTGCGGCCCCGATGGCGGCCCATTCGGCGTCCATCGACAGGACAACGGCGGCAACCAGCTTCACAGTCTCCCCATCGATGCCAAGGGAGGCGGAAAGCATTGGATATTCAGCATCGACAGGATCTTCTTCCAGTACGGCGCGCTTGGCTTCCTCTACCTTGCGCTGATAGGTCATCGCCTGACCTTCACCAGCGGTGATGTAGCGCTTACGTTCTTGTTCGGCCATCGTGTCGACGGCAATCTTCAAAGAGGCTTTGATCTCTTGAAAATTCCCATCGTTCCCTTGATTGGAAGGCGGTGAGTAGGCGCTTCCCCTGTAGCCCCACCCGATAGCCACATCATCGCCGCAAGGGAAAAAATCTGACGCTATGGTTTCATTGAAGAAGTCGGAGACTTTAGCTTTTCGAGATTTGCCATCTCCGACAGGAATGGAATCGGGAAGATCGACTATCTCCAGCACTACGCCGTCATTCACTCGTGCATATCGCATGAAGCCCATCCTTAGTGTGTGATTATGATTTGGCCATCTGCGCCATTGCCGCCATTTTGCGACGTGCCGCTGCCCCAAATGCCTCCGCCGCCAGCGCCGGGAGACAAGGATATGGCTGTAGATGAAAGAGTTGTGGCCATGCCGCCCCCACCAAAAATGGAAGCTCCGCCAAATCCCGTGGGGATACCAGAGTTATTGTAAACACCAGAACCGCCGCCAGCGCCTCTATAGTTGATTTGGCCACCGGAGGCTGAACCGCCAGCGCCACCGGCTGCAGTCGTGTTATTCGACTGCCCTCCTGCACCGCCTACCGCGCTCATAACCCCGGCAAAACTGGTAGTACCACCGCTGGCTCCAGCGGCACCATTGCTATTCGCGCCACCAATACCGCCTGACCCAACGACGATCGAAACTCCAACGCCACTCGTAACATAGTACCAGCCCTCGAAAGCGCCGCCAGCTCCACCTCCACCAGCGCTCCATGACGCTCCAGTTCCGCCGCCGCCGCCGCCACCGCCGCCCGCCACGCCCTTGACGTGTACCCATCCAGTAAAAGTCGGCGTCCATATTGAAGAGCTAGGAGCGGTGTAGACGAGTGTTTGACGTGGCGGCTGACTGCTAGTGGAAACTCCAACCAGTTGGTATTTGGTCCCATCGTAGGCCAAGACGACAATCTGGCCAACGATCAGGTCGCCTTTTTGAGTTGGGGTTCCATCAGCCCTTATAATCGGCGTTACTGCCCCGCCATTCAAAGCCAGAGTGGCGGCGCCGGTATTATTCGCTGACACTTTCAGCCGAAAGACAAAGCCAGATGTAAGCGTAGGAGCAGGGGAAAGCGTGGCTGTCAATGCATTGGCAGCCCCACCTGCATCGGCGTAGTTTACCTTTCCGGCCTGAACTGCACTGGCAAGTTGTTTGCCGTCCGCAGGAACGAGGCCTGCCTTTATAAGGAAATCCACTATTTCCCTCTGAGGGTCTTCTATCGCCGCAGCAGGGACGGCCGAGCCGCGCACGGCGCCGGGCACATCCTTGTCAACGTAAGACGCATCCGGATCGGTCGATCCGTATGGAGCGTGATATTTCATGGAAGATGGCTCCGATTAGTTTGCCAGAACAGGGATCGCCCATGCGGGCGAATGTTGACGCAGGAGGCAAAGCACGCGCTCCGCCTCACCGAAAGAAAAGAGCGGGTCGTAACCGCACTCGCTTTCACCGCAGCGGAAATAATCGACGGCAAGGCCCGTGACCGTCACCAGCCAGTAAACCTCCTGCCTGACATTACCCACGGTGTGTTCGCCGCCGCATTCCGAAAACCCGCATTCGAAGATCGCAGGTTCTTCAATGGTGATGGTGAAACCGAAGGAAGCCGCCAGACGGATAAAATCCGATGGCGTAATGATGGCGACGGCCATCAGCTTGGCTTCGAGCGCGCGCAGCCTCCCCGCGATGCTTTCATCTTCTGCGCCGCACGCATCAGGAAGCCCGTATTCGACCTCCCAGTCGCCAAGCATTTCATCCACGCCAAAGACGGTGCTTTCGGTAGTGAGCTTGTATGCGCGGGCATAGAGCCATTCCCAGGGGGAAATCAGCACCCTGGTAAAATTGGCAAGCAGGCTGGACAGTGACATCGCCTGACCATCGGGCGTCCCGAAGGCGGCGCCCGGCGGCCAGAGTGAGACAGCGCCACCGATAAGATCATCATTGGATGGCGATGACAGGTTGTCCCATGCAGCCGGCACGCCACCGGTTGGCGCGCCGGCGCTGGCCGTCGTCGTTACGGTGTTCAGTCCGGGATCACGAGCCAAAGTCGAACTCCCCGTTTATCGGAAACTGGCCACCCGTCAGCACGATATCGCCGACAGGCTCGACGAGCGTGTGCCGCTCTTCTCCGGTCACCGAAGAAATCACTTCCGAGTACCAGCTCCGCGAGACGGTGAAACTGTCACCCGTCAGACCGGGGCGGCACCTTGCGAGATACATGGCAGTTATGCCGCTTTTTATCGCCGCACGGATTTCGGCGGTATCGCCAGAAAGCCCGGTGATTGTGACATCTACCGGCCGGGGCACTGGCGCCGTGGCAACGCTGTCATCCACACGGATAAGACGCTGCGCATCGATAGCCGCCTGCACCGCTTCCACGTCGGAGGCAATCGGAATATTGTCCGGTCGACCGTTGAACAGAAAATGAACCACGACGCCGCCGGGAGAGTTTGGAACGCGAAAGGCCCATGCCTTCAGCACCCCGGAAACACCCATCACGATGCGCTCATAATCCGTCAGCGTGCCACCGCCAGGAGGGTTGCGCTTGCGCTGCAAGGCTCGCTCTTTCAGGCTGTCGGCGTCTTCCGCATCCGCACCGCCGCCAAGTCCGTCATCATCGACAACCCAGCTGGTTCCGAGCGTCGGATACAGGCCCGGATCGCCAAGCGACAGGATGCCCGCGCTCGCGCGGTTTCCGGTCGAACCAAGAACTTCGGCCACAACAGGTATCGTCATGCTGCCATCGGCAGCCGACGTGACGGGCATGGTGGAGACATACGTCACATTGCCGGAAATGAAACGGATGCCGGACGGATAGGTGGTTAAAGCCGCGCCGGTTCCGGTAATCTCCCCGCTCGCAGCCGTTGCCACCCGCTGGTATATTCCCACCTCGGCGGCATGCAGCTTGATCCATGCCAGGTTCGTCGATGTCGAAAGCAATATCTGTTTCGACAGCCATCCCATGCGCAGTTCGAATTCATAGGAGATGGCCGCCAGAACCTTGGCAACGATCGTGACAAAATTGTTCTTGAGGGCGGTATCCGTGCCGGGAAGATACCGGCGAAAGGCGCCGCGCACGGCAGCCGAGGCATCATCCAGCGAGCGGATATTCCACGCCATCTATCTGTCTCCATAACAGTCCGAATTTCTGATTGAACACGGCCTCGCCGTTGCGCCCATAAAGCGCGATATCGAGGTCGAGGCGGTTTTCGGCGCGGTTCGCCGTGGCGACGGCGTCGACGCTCGCAACGGCGCCTTGCGTCACAAGCGGCTCAAGGGCTTCGCGCGCATAGTCCTGCGCATCCACTTCGATACCGTCATAGATCGACCGTCGCGTCAGCAGCCACAACCGCGAACCAAGGACATCCTCGCCATCGAGGCGGTCGAAGCTGTCACCCAGCCAGCCACGGTTCTGCTCGCCGTCGCGCAGTTCACTGTCCTCGACGCGGCGGTCCGTCATCAGCAGGATCAAGACCTGCGTTGCCAGTCCATGTTCCGCCCGAAAATCACCGGGCGCTGTCGAGTGGCCGAAGTCGTTCAGCAGAAGATCGCCGACAAGGCCATCCCAGCCGAGATCGGGCGAACGATAGGTTTCGTCCGCCTCGTCGAGAGGCATGATGCGAAGCATATGGATTGTCCTATACGGGCACGCCCGTTTGACCGCCGCCCGGCACCACGCCGGTATGACGGTGGGTATCGCCGATATCCTTGCCGTTGTGCTTTACGGTCCCGCCCTGAATATCGACGCCGGCGGCGGAAACTGTGAGTGTCACCCCGCCCTTGCGGATCTGGAATGCCGTCCCCGTGACATCCACCATGATGCCATCACCCATGACGACCTTGATGATATTGCCGGAGGCATCGTAGAGCGCCGAGCCGCCACCCGGTATGTCGGAAGGCCGATGACCCGGATGTTCAACACCCAGAACGACGGCAAAATCAGGATTGTTTGGCGAGGGCAGTAACAGCCCTTTCGACCCCGCAGGCGGAGACGAGATGAAGCCATGAGGTTCCGGGCGATGGATGCGGGTATAGCCATCGCCATACATGCCCCGCCCGGAAACAAACTGCTGCCCGCCCTTTTCCTCAAGGCGACCATCGAAGTCGAAACGCACGAAACCGCTCATTCGTCCTCAAAGTCCCCTTCATTGACCGCTGCAGCGGAATAGCCTGACGCCGTCTTGCCACGCGGATTTTCTCCGCCAAGTGCACGAGGATCCGCGAGCGACAACGTCGCCTTCGTCATCTCGCCCTGTTCGAAGTCGATGTCCTTGATGACCATCCAGCCTTCGAGGCCCAGCCAGTCATCTTCGACATAGACGAGATAATTGGGTTGCCAGAGTTTACCGGCCTCATCGCGCCAGCCGCTGACGATGATGTTCGCCGTGGTGCTGTTCCCGGCCGCACGGCGCACCTGCCATGCGGCCCGCTTTTTCATGCGGCCTGTCGAGGTTTCACCCTCGTGCGGAATGATGAGGGTGCGCTTCCGTCTAACGCCATTGTCTTTTGCCGATGACTGGCCGCGCAACTGCTGCTTATCGGTTCCTTCAGTTGCCTGACCACGCACCTTGACATCGCTGTAGCGGCCCTTTTCGGTAAAACTTGCACTTGATCCCGGAAGGATGTTCACGCCCCTTTGCAGTTTCCCCGCGTGCTTGCCTGCGGGCTTCGTGGCAATCTTGACCCGGCCTTCCGGCGTATCGTGGATCAGAGCGCCCCGGCCGCGCGAGCGCCGCTCGATGCTGGAAAAGGCGCTCTCCCCCACCATGAGTTTATGGCGAGCCTCTTTCGGAAGATCGCTGCCATCGGTCTCGATACCGATTCCGTGGCTGTCGAGTTCGCGGGCAATATCTGCAAGGCTTTTGTCGAGAATTTCGCCACTCGGGTGCTCAGCAGAGCATTCAATATAATCGACGGTACGCGAAACCATCCCGCAGGAAAGCGCCCTGCTCTCTTCATCGTAGCCCGTGTCGACATCGCGAACATATCCCGTCAGCATCAGATCTCCGGTTGCGGTAATTTTGACCACATCACCCGGAGCAACCGGCAAACCACTGCCAGTAATAACGAAATCAGCCTGCGCGCTGCGCGCTGCCTCTTCTGCCGATACCCTGATATTGATACGAATGATCGGCGGAAGCCCCTCACACGCAACCGTCTCAAACGGTCCGGTCGAAAGCGCCTGCATCATCTCTCCAGTGCGTTGAAGGCCGATGGCATAAGCATCGGCGTGGAAACTCCGGCAATCTCGACAAGGGCCTGAGCCCGTCCGGCATCACCGTAAAGCTGGTAGGCCAGAAAGGTGGATGGCAGCGATATGCCGGTTTCCACCCGAACTACAGGAACCGCATCCGCCGCCTGATCCGACACCAGGCGCACAGCGATGCTCACCAGACGAGAAAGCCAGATGTAAAGATCCACGCCATCCGCACCCATTATGGAGACAACGGCCAGGGCGGCATCTCCTGCGGAAGATATCCGGTCGCGACCTGCGCGCGCCTGCGGACGGGAAATCCATTCCGCCCGCCCGCCGGCAATGGCAAGCCCGACAGCCAGAAGCACCGTAGCGGCATTGCCGGTTTCGGTTGTCGCAAACTGCGCGATGCGCAATATGTCGAAGCCGGAAGGTGAATTCACGCTTTCGGCAATCATTCGCATAAGCGACAGGCTTTCCATCGCAAAATCATCGGCGGTCAGAGAGGGTGCCGCATCCAGCCGCGCCGCAAGGTCGTTGGCATCAAGGGCATCCGTCACAAGCGTTGAAGCGAGACTGCCAAGCCAATCACATATTGCATGCTTGTCCGCAGCCATCAGAACAACCTCCCGAATGCAGAAGCGGCAGCCGAAAGAGCCCCGAGGAAAGCGGTATCCACATCAGCAATCCCAAGTGACGGCAGGATTTCTCCGGTGGCCGGTATCGCGACGAAATCGAACGCTATGTACCCGCGACGATCCCGCTCGCGCGAGCGGTGAAAATCTTCGATGTAGGCCAACTGACCGGCATCGATCGGCAAAACCAGTCGGCCCGGCCCCGCAGCTGTGCAGGCCGTCGAAAGCAGGGTCGCAGAAACGTCGCTGGCGTCGCCGAGCAGATAGGCTGTCACACTGAAGGATGGCGTCTTCAGGCCCATCTCCTCCATGCGCGTCCGCCGACCACCGGCATATTCATGCCGCGCCAATCGCTTTCCGCCAGTCAGATCTTCGTAGTCCACCCAGAACCGGACACCACGGAAACTGGCTGGCCGGAGCGTCGATGCCCAGTCTCGCATTAATCCAACCTCTGGTTTTATGTTGCGTTGAAATCTAGCTGCTGTACTTTCGCCCAAACACGTCCATCAAAGAAGGCTGGAATGATGAGGCCAATCCTAGTCGCAGCACTATTTTCGCTCACCTGCGTGAGCGCTGAAGCCACCACCCTCAGGGATAAATACGACGCAGAACGTCACATCGCACTAGACGAAAACAAGGTTGCTTCGTATCTCCAAAAGAACGCCAGCTGGACAGCAAAAGACGGATACAAACCGTCTCTTACATTTTGCTCAGTTTCATCACGGGCGTGCGAGACAACGCAGGCGGAAACTATCGTCAGCACAAAATTCGCATACCGAGGAGACTACCAAGCACAACGAAATCTCGCCTATTGCCTCAATTATGGATGCAACGGAGCGATCGTCATCGACAAGACGCTATCTTGTGCATGGAGAATTGTGATCGTCGCATCTGCCGCCGCAGAAGTTGATGCGACAGACACTGGTAACTTGCAAAACTGCATGAAGGATCTGACGCCGGTAGAGCACGCAGCGTCAGTAAGCCGCGCCGCGAAACTTTATAAGTCGGTATACGGAAGAGCTATCGGGCGGGAATGGCGATAATGGTCGCCCCTACCACCCGCCGCCGCCTGGCTTACTGATCTCCGGAGGAAACGTTCTCCCCGTATCAGCGTTGACGGAAGATCTCGGCAGTGATGTCGCTGATGCTTGCATACGATTGAAGCTTCGCGCCGCCTCCAGAAGCCTTTCAGCTGCGGCGCTGATTTGAGCGCCGACATCCACACCCGCCACTTTTAGAAACGCGGCGCTGTCCTCGACAGCCTTGCCAGCCTCGCGCCCTCCTTCAGCAACTTTTTGCCCTGCCTCATGGCCGGAATCCTTCAGGCTATCAATGTCAATGCGGAGAGCGTTCTTGAACTCCTCCTGCGAGGGCATCGATATCTTTCCGAAACCGAAATTTGGGACTTTAGGAACAACTCCAACGCGAAGTTCCGGCGGAACGCCGGATGGAAGGCTTCGCATCGGAGGAAGATTTGAGGGCTTATTGCCTGGCACTGGAATAGCGCCCGTTCCACCTCCGGGAAAATCCGCGATAACGACTGGACGTCCTTGACGGCCAGTCGAGGCGCGTGGGCGCCGCGCATCATTTTCCGCAGCGCCATAACGAGACGCCCAGTATTCGGAAAGAAACTTCTCGTCCCGATAACCTCCCTCGTAAGCGAGATCCATTTCCTCTTCATTGGAGATAATGCCAAGGTTCCTGCGAAACCATCCCCATCCTCGCTTCTCCATGCCGCGCTGTCGGGCGTTGTAGCGATCGACCTGCTTAACACCGCCATCCATCAAGGGCGTCACAGCAGGAGCTATACTCTCCCCAAGCGACGTCTTCAGCTTTTCCCAGCTGCTGGACATTCCATCAATCGATGCCTGGGTATCGGACAATACCCGCTTCAGATCCCGGAAAACCGTTCCATTCACTTGTGCACCATTCACGGCACTCAGAAATTTATCGATACTCTCTCCGCTGGTCATCAGTGACTGCATGCCCAGCTGGAATTCCTGATCGGCGAACAGATCGACGAGCTTAGCGGTCGGGTTTTCCTTCATCACTCGACGGGAGATGCGCACATATGCCTCGATGGCGCCCTCGCCCGCTTTCTGTGCTTTCGCTATCTCTTCTCGGATATTGACGCCGAAATCTTTGAAATTCTTCTCTGTCTCCTGACTGAACATTTTCGAGAAAATATTCTGTGCTTGCGTGGCGGCTTGCGAAGACGATCCGGTATCTTCACGAAGGGTTTGCAAGATGGCGATGAGACGCTTCAATCCGTCCTCCCCGTCATAACCCAGATTCGCAAATGAATTCGCCAGGGTCGGGATGTAGGAAGCCATGTCCTTCAGTTCGAACTGACCGGCCTTGCCGCCAATCACCATGATATCGAAAGCCTTCTGCAAATCCTTGGACTGGATTTTCAACGCAGAAGAGGTCTTCTGGGCGGTATTGGCAATATCGGCAACAGATGCGCCAGACGCCTGCGCGGTGGCGAGCACCGATGGCAGAAATGCCAGAGCCTCCTCAAGTGACTGTCCAGATGCCACAAGGGTGTCCAGGCCCTCAATCGCTGGCTGAACGCTATCGTATCCGAACTCCTTTGCCAGCTTCTGCGCCTGCTCGAACCCTTGTTTCGTCTGCTCGGCAGAGGCATCGGCGGTCATGCCGATACGCGTCATCTGCCGTTCGAGAGCGGCGAAATCCTTGACCGTGCCCGCAATCGCGCGGCCTACCTCGTAAGCGCCGTAGCCAGCAATACCGGTTCGCAGCATTGCGCCGGCCTTGTTGAAGCCTTCGGCGGCGCGCTGCATTCCAGCCGAATGCCGATTGATCGACGCGACCTTGCGGTCGAAGTCTGAAGCGGTCTTGTTGAACCGCGACATCTGACGCTCGATCTGGCCCATACGGGTCGCGACGGAGCGGAAAGCTGGACTGGTGCTGTCCTTGCCATCAATCTCAAGCTCGGCGCGGATTTTCCGGTTAGCCATAAAGACATCCTATCGAGGTAAGAGGCGTTCGATTTCATGTACGACGCGCGGAAAGAAGTAGTCCTCAATCACACCCGCGAGGACATCCAGATAGACATCCGGATTGTTCGTGATGGCATGGGCCGGGTTTGCAGCGAACAATTCGCGGATCTGCTCGCGTTTGCCAGTTGCAGACGACATCTGTGTGCCAGGCACCCGGCGAAACGCGCCGACATGACCGCTTTTCATGGCGGCGATAAAAGCATGGCGGTACGAGCCTCGAAGCCTTGCATAGACCCCGGACGCATTCTGTACCACACCAAGACGCTGCAGAGGTATCCAGCCGGATTCAGCAACAACCTTCGAGGTGTTGCCGCCGGCGTTGAAATGCGCCGTCGTCAGCGACGCAACCAGCTCTCGCGGCATCTGCGTATGCGGTCCGAGGCGGGCAACGATGCGGGATCGCGCAGTCTGGGCAACACGCGTCATTGCCCTGCGCATTGCCTTGGTGCGGATTTCGCCAGGGAGACGCCGGAAGGCGCGTTCCAACTCCTCGAAATCCTTGCTGTTCATTTCCAGTCTCATGACCGGCTCCGTTTTCGTTCGGCAAAAATGACAGCGCGATTGCACCAGTGCGCGATTTCGGCGGCAGTCATTTCCTGCACCCGCAGCGGGTCCCAGCCGAGTTGGAACACCATCAGGTCGACGGCGTCGACAACACCGGCTGCCGCATAAAAAAATCGCAGACGGCCTCGGCTACCTCGATCGCGTCATGCGCCTCCAGTACCGAAAGTGCGTCATAGGATGGCGACAGGCATACATTCAGGAGGTGGCGGTCGATTGCCTCATAGTGAGTGACGACCATAGGCTGACCGGCGACCACATGCGTTTCACGCGGCTCGCCGATCCCGTCCATGTAAATTTCTTTGTATGTCGGCGCCCGAAGCCGAACTTCTGAGAATGGCTGCACTCCCAAAAACTCATACTTCCGGGAAAGCGGAATGATCCTCTCTGCCATGACCGCCCCTTATCCGCGCCGGTAGGTTTCGGCGACAATCTGAAGGCCGGACAGTTCGCCGTTGAGCCGGTTGGAACTAGGTTCACCGCTGAAAAACGCATTGAAGAAATAATGCGTCACGCCGGTGAACTCCTCATGCACGGTGAAATTCTGGCGCGGGGCAGTCATCAGTGCATTGAAGTCGACATCGCTGGCGTCTTTGAAAGTCACCTCGGCGCGCGGCGCTGTCGGCGTGCCGACGCGGTCCGTCGAGCCGTCCTGGTTGGTGACAGCTTCATTCGACTGCCCTGCCGACATCACGGTAAAATTGCCGCGCAACGACAGAAGGGAGCCGCTCGCGAGACGGGCGGTCATGCGCCCGCCAAAATCATTGCCTGCCATGGGTGTTCTCCGCAGAAAGGATCAAAAAGAGGGAGAGGCGGCGACCGCCTCAAAGCTGAGCGTAGACGCGGGCAAGGCCGGCGAAGATATCGAGCGGATTGACGCGATCCATCGGCAGAACGATGTCCACACGGTTCGGATTGTCGAGATTGCGGGTGACGGTAATCTGCGCCGCGATATCGTTGCCGAACTCCAGAACCCCGCGCCGGGAAAGGTCGATGCAGGCATGCACCAGCGTCGCCTTGATATCGAGCACCGTGACAAGGGTAGGCAGATTGGCCGGGTTGTCATCGGCGATGGCCTTGTTGGAATGCTCGTAGGCCAGCTGCGCGCGGATGAATTTCAGGGCGTAGGTCAACTGATAGACCGCCTGAATATCGCGCAGTGCCGTGTCCGGCACGCCGTTCGTCGTCTGCTGCTGGGTGATGATCTTGTCGATGATCACGTCGCCGCTTCGGTCCACCTTCCATGCCGAAACGCCGTTCTGCAGCCACGCATTGCGCGTGGGATAATCCGGCCAGTAATTGCGATCACGCGGGGCGATCACACCGCTGACGACAAGGCCGGACTGGTTAGCGGAAACGCGACCATCAGAGCCGGAGCCGAGCATGGGCAGCGCCCGTGACACAACGGCGCTGACGGCCTCGTAATCCGGGGTGCCATTGCCGCCGCCCGAAAGGATCGGGATCAGTGACAGATGCCATGTGTCGCGGGCCAGACCCTTCGTATTCACCTGGCTGTCCGTTCCGGTGAAGGGATAGAACGCGTGGCCGTAAAGCTGCTGATCATATCCCCAGCGGGACGTCACGAATGCATCGAGCAGCGCCACGGCGGCATCGTCGCTGAATGCGGAAACGATCGCCTCGAAAGGATCGTCGCCCATTGCGGCGAGGATGGCCGAAAGGTCGGGATTACCCGCCCCTGGCGTCGTCGTCGCCGCCGTCAGGTTGGCGCTGGTAAAGACGTTTCCGCCTTCCAGAATGGGAATGAAAATATCGAGCCTGCCTGCATAGGCGCCCTTGTGTCGCGCCGTGAGGGTGACAACATTCGTGGCCACCGTCGCCGTGAAAGGCAGGCTCTTCTTCGTGAGCGCATTGAAATAGGCGTTGATCGCCGCTGCGAGCGCCGAGGCTGTATCATTTGCCGAGGTCCCGGCGGCGATATCGATCGATACGCTTTCGCCAGCGATCTGAACCACAGCCTGACCGCCCCCCGCGGGGATGGCGCCCACGGTCAGCGTCCGGATTTCCGCCGTGCCGGTATCGGCGACGCGGCCGAAATAGATGACCTGGGCGGGCGCATTCTTGCGGGTACGGATGAACATGCTTTCCAGCATCGAACCGCGACCGGCAAGGCGTCGGGCTTCATTGACGGTGCTGCAGATGGCGATCTCACCTTCAGCAAGGGCGCCGTCGGCGGTGCCGAAGCCTAGCAGGATTTCGTTCAGTTCGGAAGAAAACTGTCCGCCGGACTCGATATCGAAGGCGAGCAGCGGTGCGACGATATTGTCGGGAATGTTGTTCACCATCGGGGTCAATCCTTCCTGGACGGTTTTACGGGTTCGGCCGGCGTTTCTGCGGGCTGTTCTTTTTCGACGAGGTCACCGGTCTCGATCATGCGGCGATGCTGGCGCGAAAGCGGATCGATGGGGCGACCACCTTCCGGCCAGCCGCCGGGGATGGCGCACCCTTCGGCCGCCACGTAAATCTTGGACATTGGAAATCTCCGGTCAGGGGATCAGGTCGACTTGACCTGTTTCAAGCGAAGTGCCACCCGGCCCAGCCGTCACACCATGGATAGTGGTCAACTGATCGGGGTTTTCAGCCGCAAAACAGGCTGCCAGTTCGGCGAGTTTCTGTTTTGCATAACTGCCGTCAGGCAATGCTGCCGCAACCGACCCGAGCGGCTCCGGCAGGCCGGGGCGGCTCACATCGAAATCGTCATCGCCGATTGCGAGATTAAACGTGCAGAAAATGCGTTGCCAGCGAAGGCCGAATTCCGGAACGGCGTGGGTCTCTTCATCAACGCGCAACACCTGCTTGACGAGCTTTCTCCACGGCGCGCCGGCTGCGCTGAATTCAAGACGGCGTCGAACCTGTGCAATCAGGGCGGCAAGAACAAGTCTTGCCTCAACATCGGTACCTGCCGTCATGGCGTCGACATAATCCGTGCTGCCTTCGCGGGTGATGACCGCAAGCTCCGCCATAACGAGCAGCGAAACAGTCGCTTCGGTGTCATCAAAACCTGAAGCTGCACCAGCGACATCCGCAGTGCTTTTTTGTGTATAGACCGAGAGAACGGGCGTGTACTTCCGCTCCTGATCAATTTCGGTCAACGTAGGCCCGCGGCTATCAAATACACGCGACCCGGCCAGCGTCGGAAAATTCCCGCCTTCAGGAATATTGCTCGGTCTCAGCAGCTCGATTGCCACCAGCCGTACAGCTTCAGCCGCCAACATTCTTCACCTCCGAGACAAACCACGCAGGCCTGCTTGATCCATCCTTGCGCGAGGCCTCGACGCGCCAGGTCTTCTCGCCAACCACGATATGATCGCCCATTCTGGGCGACCACGGCCATGAACCGACGTGGGCGGTGATAACGGCGTCGTAAGAAACGACCCCGTTACCCGACTGAGGGTCAGCAGACGGATAACGCCGGATAATGTCGCCCATCGGCTCAAGATCGACAGAGCACATGAAATCAAATGGCGCGCGCGTCGGATCATCCTGTTCTGAATGATTGACGGTGGCGCCCGGTCGCCTTGCGATCAGGCGGCCGGTTCTGGTGTCGAAGGTCGCCGCGCAGGCGTCCTCCGTGAAGGCCCGTGCGGCTCCCCAGTCAACCATTGCGATCAATCTTTCAGGAGCAAAAGTTCCGCTTCGGCAGCATCGAGATCGACCTGGGCCGCATCAAGCGCGACAGTATCGGTCCCTGCCGCAGTCAAAGCAGCCTTCGCGTTTTCGACCTTCTTTTCAGCCGCAGCGATATCTTCGAGCTTCTTCTTTGCAGCTGCGTCCGCCTCGGCCTTCTTTTTTACTGCGGCGTCGGTTTCGGATTTTTCGTCGCTGTCGGAAGATTTGCCTGTAACAGCGACGGCAAAACGATCATCAACAAGGTGCTGGCCATATTCTATCGGCACTTTGACAGGCTCATGCGGCGAGCACACTTTATCTTCCTTGAGGGACAAAACTGCGGCAGGGATAATCCCCCCGCGCGGGAACGCGATCGACATTGTTTTCTTGGACATGGAAAGTTCCTCTTCCTGTTTCACCGCGCCAAACAACATGACGCTGTAAAACAGGAAGCCCATAAGGCTTCCTGTTTGACTGTATTTCCGGATCGTTGGTCGGTCAGGTCAGGGTCAACCTGCGCAGCGTCTGAGGGCGTGTGCAAACCGAAATTGCATTCATCTGCACTTCGAGATCATAACCCTTGCCGTTGCGCTTCTCGATCGCACGACTATAGAACGGCAGTCCGGGGGTATTGACCGTTTCATTGTAATCGGCCGGCGCGAACCTGGTGATAAACAGGTCAGGGACACCTTCCATTACCACCCGAGCCTCGTTGTGGGCGATGTAGGGAGAACCGAGATCTGCCGTCGCTTTGGCGCCGGTTTTGTATCGCTCCCACGTCGCGCCGCCCCAGACGAAGCTGTCCGGAACATCCTGACGAAGAACGGCCGCGCCGGAATTGTACAGGAATGTTTCCCGGACGGATTTGTGCTGCCAGAGAGCTTTGTGGAAATCGCGCCCGGTAAAAACCCTGATTCCGCCATAGGCTTCATCGAGAGAATCTTCGAGCGAGTAAATCACATCCTGCCAGAGACTGGTTACGACGGTGCTGTCGACATCCAGCTCGAGAGATACAGCTGCCGGCACCGCCAGTCCGAACAGGTTATAGAGATCAACGAGAACACCGCCGGACTTGGATGTAACGATACCTTTGATGGCGCCCACTCGCTGGTGTTCCAGGGTCATCGTCAGATCCCGTGCATGGCGCTGCGCCTTGCGATTGACCCGACCCTCAAGATTTTCGAGGCTGCTTTCAGTACCGAACTCGCGGACATTCTGCACTTCGTCAGCGGCGATGCTATCATCCCGCTGATAATGCGGGACGCCGATGATGTGCTTGCTACGATCGTCGTCGCCTGTCGTTTCGCCGGAGCCACCACGAGAGGTCGGCTCGACGAGGCTGAGTTTTCCGTTGCGCATTTCGATCGAGACGCTCGTCGTCGAAACGCTGTCTTCTTCAAAAAGCGCCGCTGCGGAAATCTGACCGGGGCGATAAGGCTCGGCGTTGACGGCGGCGGTAAGGCTCTCAAGGCTGAAAGGATCGCCGGTATGTGCGTTTGGTGCGGCCATGGATCAGATCTCCTTATCGGGCCTTGATGGTCACGGCACGAAGCTGTGTCAGCTTCGCGGCGCGCTTGGTTGCGTCGTCGACACTGGCGTCGAACACCAGCATCGGATTTTTCACCTCAGCGTCATTGGTGATGCAGACCGCTTTAACGTCGGTAGACGTCGCATCGACTTCGTAGCCGAGGATAGCGATGGCGGTTTCCGCTCCCTCCTTGCCGACGACGCTCGCGTTTGGAGAAGCAACATATTTGTTGCTCGCCGTCACCTTCCCGAGGACGGTGCCCGCAAGAAGCTTGCCAGCCCCGGATGCAATGGTGAGAACCTCGCGAGAAAGATATCCGTTCGCTTCGGAAAGCAGGACGGCCAAATCGCGCGGAGTTTCAGTCATGGAAGTGGCCATGGATCATTCCCCCTTGGTCTGGTTACGGCGCGCCGCAAAGATCGCGTCGCGATTGATCTTCGGTGACGCCTTTGCGGCAGATGACGCACCTGCCGGCATGGCCAGATTGGCCGCCGCGAGGCGCTGCTGCTCGTAGCTTTTTGCAGAGCCAGCATCTCCTTCTCCCGCTTTCGCCGATACAGCCTGTGCGGCGGGGACATTCGCGGACACGAAAGCGATAACCGCTTCCGCCGTCATCTGCGGGGAAGCGGTGGCGAGCTCGATTGCAGCATTCAGGCGGCCCGCGTCTCCCTTGATGCCATCAGCGGAAACGATGGTGTTGATGCGGCCCATGGCTGCAGTGAAACCGCTGTCGCCACTGGAAGCGGCTGTGACAACGGCGGCGATGGTGCCGGCTGCGGCGGATGCCGGGCCGGACTGGGACTGTTGGACAGTCATGTCACCTCCAGTGGTGGGTTGAGCCGCGAAGGGCGGCGGGTCGGAAGGCGGAGCTTTCGCGCCGGTTTCACCTTCATTCTCGATCATGAGAACGTCGGTCGTCGATCCGGGAAGCACCGCCGCCCGAATGGCATCTATCAAACTTGACATTGCGTTCATCTCCTTTGGACAGCCTTCACAAAGGCGTCGAAGGTTGCCAGTGGGTCACCGACAGCGTCGATGAGGCCGATCTTCAAGGCGTCACCCGCTTCGTAGATATCCGCTTCAGTCGCAAGCGCGGAAGCTTTTGTTATGCGGCCGGAGCGGCCTTTACCTACAACTTCAGCAAATTTTTGCCGCATCACTTCGGCCTGTCCACGCCAGCGCTCAGCCAGATCGGCAGACAGAGGCTCGTACGGGTTTCCGTCTGCCTTTTTTCCTCCGGCACGAATGATGGTTACTTTGATCCCGGAATCGTCCAGCGCCTTGGAATAGTCCGCATGCAACATGATAACGCCGATAGAACCGGCTCCACCAAATTCCGGCATCACGACAGAACGAGCCTGAGAGGCCAGCAAATAGCCAGCGGAATAAGCGAAGTCAGTGAGGATCGAAATGGTGGGCTTCTCCTTCGACAGAAGGGCCATGGCCGAGGCAACCTCGAAGGCACCATTCACCTGGCCTCCATAGCTGTCGACCTCAAACACGACGCCTCTGACATCAGGACTTCGGCGGGCCATGGCGATCTGGGCAATCAGCCCCTGATAACTCGTCTGCCCTGAATTAGCACCAATCCACCCGCCTTTGTGTACAAGTGTGCCTTCGATCGGAATGATCGCCACACCTTGGTAGAGATCAAATGGCAGCAGATTGGCGCCCGTGTAGGCCCTCTCAAGACGGTTGCCAACTTTTCCCGCCAAGGGACGCCCGTTTCCTCCCGCCACATGACTGACAACATCACCCGGATTGGAAATCACAACGGTGTCGCCCGCGATTCTACTGCCCAATCCATGCAAAAAAGCCTCAGCTTTTCTGGCGTCGTACATCAGTGGCGTATTAAACACCTGCTGGGCAATGTGGGCATAACTCAAGCTCATGGTTTTTCTCAATCCTAAAACTTAAGCCGCCAACGACGCGATGGGCGGCAACCGGTCATCTTCGCCTGGCAGGCCGCCTGCAGGCGGACGAGTTCCTTATCGATATCGGCGATGCTGGACGACGCGACCTTTACCCGCTGCTGCATAACGGGAGAGCGAATTTCGCTCTCCTCGATTTGCTCGCCTGCAAGACGCTTTGCTTTCGCAGCAGCAAGCGCTGCATAAAGAGCACACGGGTCTTCTACATCGACAACAACACCCACAATCTTCACAGTATTCATGCGGGCGCGCCTTCCTTCTGCGTCGTTTCGGCTGCCGGCTTCGAACCGTAACCCCGTTCAAACGGGCTCCGCATACCGGCGTTCACATAACGCTCGTGCCACATGAGCCGGCTTTCGAACACTTCCTCCGGATCATCACCGAGTTCGGCACATTCGCGCTCCAGTGTCCCCGTACCGTTGGCGATACGCTCGCTTGATGCCTTTGCGCGCTTCTCGTCATCCGCAGTTGGTTTCGAAGGCCCTTGGCAAATTGCCCAAAGGATTTCCTCCCGAAATTGGCGGAAGACATCATACCCACCCTTGAACGGTATCCGTCCCTCGCCGATTTCTTCATCCAGCCACCCCGCGTACGGAAACAGGACATGCGGCGCTGCAATGCGGTCGGTACGTCTTTGAGCAATGGGCCAGAGAGCCGAGTTTTCCATGTTCGTGCTGGCATAGGTGGCATTGGTGTAATCCAATGTGTATCCGCCATATGACATGCCGAGCGCCCGCGCCGTCTCACGATGGAGCGAGGCCATGAAACTTTGAGATTCCTTTCCAGGCGTGGAAATAGACTTAAACTCAAGATCTTCACCCGGAGCGAGATGAGAAACACCCGCTCCAGCGCCGAGACGGATTTCCGATTCCGCAGCGCGATCCAACTGCGCCTTGAAGTATTGCGCAAAGTCAGACGCAATATCTTCCACACCGGTGGCGCCGCTTTCCTTCATGCTTTCCAGCGCCTCGAACGCTTCCGCGCTCGGCTTGTCACTTTTCAGGATGGCAGCGTAAATCGTCTGCAAAAAATGGACCTGGGCCATAGCGTCATCGGTGTTCTCCGCCATCAGGTATTTTCTGAATGTTGTGGCGAGAGGCGACAGGCCGCGAACATCGTCCGAAGAGAACGGATCGAACGCATGCATGACGAGCTGTCGCCCGTCTGCGTCCCGTGCGGCATAATCGATTTTCGTCGTCATGCCGTCGCGGCGCTCTTGGAAGCGATAATGCGTCGGGCGTCCATAGGCATCATGGATGACGCCCTGATACATCCCTTCGATTTCATTCGTGTCCTGCACCAGTTTCTGCGGGGAAACGAGCAGAAACTTTGTACCTGTTTTGGTTCCCGGCAGCCTTTGCTCTTCCGGCAAATATGACACAATGCCCGTACTTTCCCCGAATGCGAGCCAGTGTCTCAGGCCCACATCGGTCTGCTGCGGGATTGTGAATTTCGCACGAAAGTCGCATTCCAGCGGGTTCCATGCCCAAACCTTGAAACGCCCCTTTACCATCCGTGTCCAAGAAACCGCTTCGGCCCGGTCATAACCGAATTTCGTCAGGTCTGGACGCGGGTTCAACTGCAGTTCGACGCCGACCGTGTCGGCAAGGATCTGGTCGGCCGCGCCGCGCAACCGTCCGGAATTCTGCAGCATGTCCATGGCAAGGGCTGCGGCCCGCCACCAGACTCGCCGGATTTCATCGCGATGCTCTCTCAGCGATGCAGGACGGGAAGCGATGATGCCGGATTGTGTATCACGAAGGTACCCGGCCCGATGACGGGACGGATCTCCGGCAGGAACAGTGACACTGCCAGCCTTCACCCGTACCCGCATCTTTTCCGTCATCGTCTTTTCGCCCACCTGTTTTCGACTGGCTTCTTAACTGGCGGAGGTGGCGCGATCGGAGATTCCTCCGGCGATACCCTCTCCGCCACTTGCTGGCTTTCCGGCGACAAAAGGTCGACCGGTGTTGCAGGTTCATATTTCGCGCGGAGCGCAGCCCACTGGCTTTTGGTCAAGCGAGAGATACCGAGGTGTTCAGCCATCGCCATCGCGTAGATGCGGCAATCGAGAAAGTGGTTATGCTCTCGACGAGGCATCCACTCTTCGTGCAACCTACCCTTCACCATTTTCTGGCTGAAATACTCGGCAGTCAGCTGCTGGAAGTACTCTTCACCCAGACCCATGTGGAAATGGCAGTAACCGGGAGGGTCGGTCGCTTCGCCCGAGCGCAAACCGGTTTTGTGCAGATTTCCATAAAATTCCGCCTTCAATGCCCAAGTGCCAACCGGCCACGACATGGCCGAACCGTGCCTCTTGCGTTTGCCGCGCTTGTTTACCGATTTGCGCACCGGCGGGCTGATTGCAGCGACGCCACGGCCTGGCATACCCTTGATGGCATACGCATTCGGACGCCGCCGGCACCATTCGAGCACCTGAGTAGGCCGATACCCGCTGTCGACAGCCAGGGCCTCAATCTTGCGCAGGACACCGTGACTATCAGGAAATTCCTGTTCGCAGAACTCTTCGAGGAGGAGCCACGCACCGGCCTGCGGATTGTCGGTTGCCCCCTCAAAAAACTCGGCAAAAACATTCCAGCTCTGGCGATCTTCCGCGAAGACAACACCCTCACAGTAGATTCCGTAGGACTGCACGTCAGCGCCAGCAACGAACAGCAAGCCGCCAGCAGGTATTGTGCCTGCGAGGTATTCTTCGCGGCGTTCCATGAGGCGCTGATGATCGGGAGCATTCCCTTTCATCTGGTAGGGCTTGGCGCAAATCAGATTGGAATAATCCTTTGCGCCCGCCTCGCCCTTCGCCTCGTACTTGATCTTGTCCTCTGCGATTGCCTCGTATGACATCATCAAGGACATGAAGGCGTCGACATGAAAGCCGGGATGCCTGTCCGGCCCCGTCATCGTCGGAATATAGCGCCCTTGCTGCACGGCAGGGACACGCTCCATTTCCGAAATGTGATGCGTGCAGCTGACGCACCGCATAACCGTCTTATGCAGATGCTCCCGATTAATCAGGAGATTGGCGTCTTCCTGAACCTGCTCGGTACCGCACTCCGGGCAGCGGATGTACCAGAAACGTTGATCCGAACGGCGAAAATCTCGGTCAATGCGGCAATGGCCCGGACCTTCTCCGAGCGCGTCGCCGCTATCGAGTTCCGGTGTCGAAAGCCCGAATATCTTGTAGGTTTTCTGCCGACGAAACGCCGTGAAGCGGCCGAAGAACAGGTTTTCCGGATCCGCTCCGTTAGGAAGCGTCTGCCATTTTGAAACCTCGTCCTTGACCCCGAAGCGGGTCGTTTTGGCCGAAAGGTCCATGACGGTATTGGCGTTCGCCAGATAAAGCGAACCGCCGGGAAACTTCTTCTCGTAAGTCGTTGACCCTACGCCGGACCGGCTGGTCGTCGGCATGATGATCTGTTTTCCGGTATGCTTCTGCCAGGCATCAATGAGAGGCTGAAGCTTGCCGGAGTTGATATCCTGCAGGGTATCGAGACCGGGAACGCCGTAAATCGAATTATCCGGGCAGGTCTCTGCGATGTAGAGCATCCACGCCAGCGCCAGAATAGAAACGCCGGTCTGTTGCGATTTTCGGACTGTGACCTCAGTGCAGGGATGCTCCAAGCTAAGGCACTGGGCAATCTCGACAAGATATGGCGCATCTTCAGCTGACCACAAATCCCCTTTTTTGGGGCCATCCACAAGAACGATATTCTGAGGAAGGTACACGTCAAAGGTGACTGGAGCCTCGCTCCGGATTGTTCGCGCCAGGGCTGAAGACACCATGCGAAAGGCACCGGGATGCACGGTCATGCGTCTTCATCCTCAATCAGCGGGTCACTCTCAGGCGCTGTTTCCGCCAGAGCTTCCAGCTTGTCGGCAATGTCATTGCAAATATCGATCGCGATCTGCCGGAGAAGAACGCGAACCCCGTGGACACCCTCTTTCGAGACGGCCAAGGCGATGGTGTCAGCCCGATTAGGAAGGCGCTTCACGATCGACTGGATTTCTCCGCCAATCAATGCGACCGCCTGATCGGTTTTGTCTTTGCGGATAAGAGCGCCGCAATCTTCCTGATGCCGGATTTTTTCGCGCCCGACTTTCAGCCATTCTGACTGTCGGCGCGCTTCGTCAAAACTGTTCTCATCACGGAACGGAAACTCTGGAGTTGACTTTCCGTCCGGTCGCCCATCCGGAGACCGAAGCGGCGCGGTTGCCTTCGCCGGGTTCACATGCCGCTGGCGATAGTGGTCATAGTGGGCCAGAGATACCGCTACCACCTGACCCTGCGAACCACGCTCGATCGGCGTATCTGGACGATCTTCCGCCAGCTTCTTTACGGTTTTGGAAACGGCGGCCTTGGAAACACCGTCCCGCGCAGCAATCTGCGCGATGGACCACATCACATCGCTCATCGTTAACCCGTTCGTTAACCCATGCGTTAACGCCGTTAACCCCGTTAACCCAATTTTTTCAACTGTTTGACTGGCGGCTTTTCGGGGTCGTCCCGGCCCGCAGGTGGAGAAAGCCCAGTACGGTCCCTTGATCCCGGGGGGGGCAATGACCCTCCCCTCGAAGGTCATGATGACGCTTTGCCCAAGGCTGCTCAATCCTGCCATGGCGATGGCGACCGTTGAACGATAGGTTCAAACCATCGGTCATTCACAGGCATCCGCCCAGAGCGAGGCGGGCTGGTAATTCTGCGGCGAGAATGTCGCCCATACCTACAATGCAAAAAGGCGACCACCTGGCCGCCTTATCTGTCATCGTCGCATAGCTGTAGCAGTGACCCTGAATCGGTGTCTCACTCGGGAGACTGTCAGGGCTGGGTGCGGGCGTGAAACGTAATCGCCACTAAGAACCGCATCGACCGTGGGCAGATTTGTACTCACACTTTCTCAAGCATTGCAAGCGGCATGTTGAACACGGTCGGCCTTCCGAAGATGACGATGGTTACGACTGCGTCACCGTGCCCACCTTCCCCAAACGCATCAACCGACACCTCGTAACCGACGAATGGACCACTCGTGATCCTAACCTTTTCACCCTTCTTGATCGCATCGGAGCGGCGCCCGTAATCATAAGCGCCGTCTGCGGCCAATTCTTTGAACTCATTGATTGTTTCGACGCTGACTTTAACCGCTCTTTCGCCACCCATAACGATGTTTTTGACGCCGTCGAATGAGAGAATGCCACGCAGGGCATGGTTGTCGGGAACGCAAAAGACGAACAGTATCCCGTTGAATACTGGTAGGCGTGACGGCGGCAATCGCCTTCCGTGGCGCTTCCTCTCCGGCCCCATCCGCATGATCACACATGCCTCTATGCCTGCATCGATCATGGCATTTTCAACAATATTCTCCCGTCCATACTCAACCTGAGCGATTATCCAAGCCGAATCGGAAACGCTATGCGCCCTCTCTTTCGATGCCGATTCGCGCTCATGGGCCACTCTCGCCGCCTCTTGCGCGATGCGGTCTAGCTTCGCGAAGCCCTTGGGTGAGACGTAACCGCAGATATCTTCGAACTTATGCTGCATCATCGTTCCGTCCCTCGTTCAGCCTGGATTGGAAGTTTTCGATTGCGATGGACACGGCCTCGTCCAGATCGTTCACGTCGGCGGGTATCGGCGGGAACTGGGCGAACTCCAGACGTTCCGGAGCAACTGGCCACGGCCAGCATCGCTCCGCATAGGCGCGCTTCCACGCCTCCCATACAGGCCCGTTGACCGAGACCCGCTCAAAGTCCTTGCTGATCTCGACGATGTGGTTCGTTACCGTGAAGCGCTTCCGCTCGATAAGCTGGACGGCCTCCGGCCATCCCTGCTTTTCCTTCTTTTCGCGCCAGATCAGGTCCTTCTTTTCCGGCTTGTTATCGACGATATGCTGCTCGATAGGCGTCAGGGAGAGCGCCCGAACAGGAAGGAAAAGCTTCGTCATCAGGAGAGCGCGACCAGCGCGGGAGAACACCGAGAACATCTCCGTCGTTTCGGTCTGCGGTGATTGCACGCTCTGTTCCGCAAGCTTCACCCAGCGGCGTTCCTTCAGGTATTTGGCGGCAGAGCAGAGATATTTTCGACCGGTGGACAGGGCGATGGCCTGATAGCTCTCCGAGTGAGCAATGGCGGATGCCCGCTCATCCGGCGACAATGCGCCCCACTCCCGGCGCGCATCCGGCTCGCTGTCGTGGATCGCCGTCTTCCACGACAGGAAGAAACGCTTGAACGCCGTTTCGATCGCTTTCGGATTTTCTTCCTCATCCCCAAAATTGCCGCGCGCAGGCGCATCTCTCTCTACTGAAGGTTCTATTGATGGTTCTATTACGGTTCGGGTGACATGGTGACACCCCTCTCCGCAGTCAGTGTCACCCGTCTCAGTCGTCGGTGTCACCCGTGTCATGGTGTCACCCGTCTGATCTGCCGGGGTGACGGGTGACATGGTGTCACCCGTTGTTTCCGGCTGTTTTGCGTCCGGAAGGCGGTCAATGGCTCGCATATCGAAGTCATATCGTGTCGCCTCACCAGGGCGACCGGTGGCCTTCCTGACGATGATCAACAGACCCTCATTAACGAAATCGGCGAGAAGGCGCTGCACGGTCCGAACAGACAATTCTGTTTCCTGTGCTAGCGTTTCCACAGAAGGCCAGATGCCCTTGCCGTTATCGTCGGCGAAGTCAGCAAGCCGTACCGCCAGCATCTTGCGGCTGCTAGAGCCAAGCTGCGCGCGAAAGAGACGGCTCATGATAAGAATACTCACTTCACACCGCCTTTCCGCGCCAGCGTCTCCATGAAGGTGCGGGCGGCGTTGAGTAGGTCCTCGACATCGGCCGGTAGGCGTCCGAAGCGGTCCCGCACCGTCAGTAGCGCCGAGATCTCCAGATCGACAAGCTGCTCACCGCGACCGAAACCGGCCTTCCGTAAGGCGCGGTAAATGGCGGTCTGCTCGCGATAGAAGGTAAATGTCGGGATATTAAGCAGCCACCGCGCCCGCTCCGCATCCGTCCTGCAATCCTGTAACTGTTCGATAACCGGCGAAATCCCCGTCACGACCGGCCCCCTTTCCATAGTTCGAAGTCCGTGCGCAGGTCGATAAACGCCGCCTGCGCCCGTTCCTCACGATTGAGTTGTGTCTTGCTGGTGATGCCGATCAGGCTTTTCAGGACCGTATCGGCGTGTTCCTTGTTGTGGATGGTGCGCGACTGGGCGGGATGCTGCCGCTGCTCAAGAAATCGATGAAACAGCGTATCTGCGCACAACATGGCCGCGTTTGCGGCGAAATCGCCCTCGCGCAGCCGGCTGACCTGCTGGCGCTCTGGTGGCGGGCTTTGACCGCTTCGAAAGGCAATCTTGGCGCGCTCCCGCAGGGTCAGGAACAGGATGGTGTTTTCCAGCGCCCCGGTCAGCAGCTCGATTTCATCCGGCAGGGCTTCCGCATAGAGCGTGCCGAGGATGACGCTCTCACCCGTCGAGCGACGCGCTATGATATGTGTCTGGTCGCCATCGGTATCGAACCGCCACCCGTCGCCCTTGCAGCGTCGGGTAATATCTTCCAGCCGCGCGACGCGGGCCTTTTCACGCTGGCGGTTTTCCTGCTCGCGCACCGTCATGCCGCCACCGCCTGCACAGCCAGATGGCTGCAGTTCGCTGCGGCAAGCGCCTTTGCCACGGGCGGGCAAACGCTGTTGCCCACGCATGAGATCTGTACTTCCTTGGAGAAAGGCACCCAGACCGGACCACCGTTGTGACCTATCTGCGACCGGTCATAATACCCGTCAATCTGGTAATCCGCCGGGAAGCCCTGAGCCGTATAAAGCTCGCGAGGCGTCAACATCCGCATGCCGATATCGACAACAACGAACGTGACATCGTCGATTTCGAGCGTCACGAATTCGCGCTCGTCCCAAAGGCCGTAGGAGCGCATGAAGTCGGCGACATGCCGTGCGCGCTCCGCCTGCGCTTCGGTAAACGGCGGCACGTCGATGCTGGCCTCAATGTGCCCGAAGCGGTCTCTTGTCGTGATTGTCCGGCAGGATTCGTCCTCTCGCCCACCATCTCCCGTCCCGTAATAGGATTGCAGGAATGGTGTAATCAGGCGTGTCTTGCCCTGCCCTTCCGGCATTACCGTGCCGCACGGCTTCAACATGCTGTGCCCGGTCGACGTTCCGAAATCCCGCGCCACGTATGCGGCAACAAGCTGCTGATGACTTCCGGTTTGCGTGATGACTGACAATGGTTTAGACGCTGGTCGACCGGGATTCACCCCGCCGATCCGGCGGCTGTCGTTATTATGCTGGGCCATGAAGGCGCAGATGACGGCGTTCTGGTCTTTCTCGCTGGCAGGCATACTGTCTGCGCCGGCTTGCCGCGCATAGGTCAGAACGGGAGAGACGAGCATTTGATGCGCGCCGCCTGCGGTAATGGTGTGCGTCGGCTCGTCACATCCACTGAAGGGCTTCCCGGCATTTCGCATGGTCATGACATGGGGAACCATCAGGGCATGCTTGACGCCGCCAGCAACAACGGTTCCGAGAGGCTGATCCACACCCATGCAGCGTGGCGCTTGCCCTGCCCGCTCACCATATCCGATCTGCACCAGGTATGGACGACTGGAGCGCAGCACAAACCTGTCAAAGCCACGCGCGACACGCGCCATGGAATTATCCGCGAGAGGTCGTTTGGCGATAACGCCGTGCTTTCTCCTGATCTCCTCGGATGTGTCGAAGATCGACGGGCACGGCAGGCTGTAATCAATGCAGTCGCCGACAATCGGCCACGGCAACTTTCGTCCGGCGATGACATCCGGATCATCCGGTCGGCCGTGCGTCGGCTCCGGCCATACGAGTGGCTGTCCGTCGAAGCGGATGATGATAAACAGGCGCTTGCGGATCGTCGGAGCGCCATAGTCGCAACCCCGCAATTCGCGGCTCTGCATCTTGCCGCCAAGCCTGCGGATGGCCTTACACCATTTCTGGTAGCTTTGGCCCCTCTTTTCCGGATCCGGCATCAGGCCGCGCGGGGTCTCGATGAGGGGGCCGTAATCCTTGAATTCCTCGACATTCTCCATCATGACGACATCAACAACACCGCCGCTTTGCTGAATGCGCTCGATCCAACCGGGGATGATCCAGCAGAGGTCGCGGATATTACGCTCTACCGGCTTGCCACCCTTCGCCTTGCTGAAGTGCTTGCAGTCCGGCGAGAACCATGCGAGGCCGATATGCTTGCCGCGTAGGTGGTCCAGTGGGTCGATCTTGTAGACATTCTCCGAAAGGTGGATCGTGTCCGGATGGTTAGCCTCATGCAGCGCAAGAGCTGCCGCATTATGGTTGATGGCGTAATCAGGTGACCGGCCAAGCGCCTGCTCGATACCGGTCGATGCGCCACCACCACCGGCGAAGCTGTCGATGATGTATGGACCATTCGGGCCGATTGCGGGAATGGCGACCGAGTTGTGAAGATCGAAAAGGTTTCCGGCGTGCGCGTTCATGCGGCTGCCTTTCTGACCTTCTCAGCCAGTAGATACGCGTAGCGTTCATGGATTGAGGATGCGTCCAGGCAGTCCGATTTGAAGCCGTACAGGCTGCTGACCTTGTATCGCACCGAGGCGAGCAGGCCGGCTTCGTCATCGGTCAACATTCGGGTTGGCCAGCCCTTGACGTAGAGCATCTCTTTGGTGATTTGCTCTTCAATGTCTTTTCGCAGGATGGCCCGATGCCTTGCGTTTGCGAGGCCCTCGCGCATTTCCGGACTGAGAAGATGCGGAGCAATATCGCCCAACCAGCGCGCGCCCTGAAACGCAAAGCTGCTATCGATCTCCAACTGCACCATCTTTCGGTAAAGCTCATGGCTTTCCGGCTGGGCGCTCGCTGTCGTCAGGTCGGCAAGGTTCGACATGATGCAGAAGCGGCACGAAACACGGCTCATACCGAACATGCGGTATGCCGGGTGCGGATACAGTCCGCTGTCGTCGATCATCTGAAAGACCTGATCCGTGGTCAAATCGATGATCGAGCGCCAGTTGGCAATACGCCCGGTTTTGTCCATGTCCGCAATCGGCATGCGAGCGCGATTTCTGCTCTCCTCCCGGCGAACACCGGTCACATTGACGATGGTCTGGCCTTTGAAACGCCTCTTTAGCTCCGCGATGATCACGTGGGTTTTCTGCTCGGAAGTGCAGAATCGCATGTCAGGTGTGGACCAGCAGGGCACGAGTGTTACGGTGCTAAGCAGTTCGTATCTGGTCTTGCTGGACAGCCAACGGCTTTCCCATCGCTCCATGAGACCGCCAGCCTTGCGGCGAACCACTACCAGATCACACCTGAGGTGATCCGCGAGCTTCTCGCAAACCGGAAGGCTGTCGTTCCACTCCACGGATCCGAGGTCGGCGTGAATGAGAATGCGTGGCCCCTTGTGCCCTACCGAATCGAGATAGGCGAACGTGGCCAGTGCCGCAGCCTGGCTATCTTTCCCGCCGGAAACGCCAATCGCAACCGGAGCATCTTCGGCGACGAGCGCGTCTATTTCAGGTGTGCGAGTTATCATCATTCCGCACCGCCTTCCGGCGCACCGGCCTGATTACCCCAGAATTCCCACGTACCATTCAGGCGCACGTCGCCGTCCGCCAGGCTTTCGCGGCGCTGGAACATTTCGAGCTTGGGCATGGTTGGATAAAGCCGGTCGATCTGTTCGGCGAACCAGACGGGCTTCCGGCTGTGCGGACCCTTCTTTTCTGCATAAAGGCTGGGCGGCTGCGTTCCCATTTCGGGGGCAAGCGAGATTTTACCGCGCTTGCCGATCAGCAGAATCTCGGCGCGGTCGCGCACCCATCGTCCCATGCCGATATCAATTTTGTCCCAGACGATGCCGGAAACGAATTCGAAACCCCATGCCTGCATGACCGCAATGCCATCATCCAGCCGGTTCATCGGCACCCAGAAGAAAAGAACGGCATCCGGCGTGAACGGAGATTTATCCCCGGCGCACAAAGCCATGATTTCTTCGAGCGGCATGGAGGGATACTTCAACCCCTTGTCCTGCCCGGTCTCCTCGGACCAAGCCTCCTGCTGCCATGGCGCATCGATATATCCGATGGGGAAGGCGCGGCGAGGCATTTCCGTACTGGATCTGCGGCCGTTTTTTGCGATCAATTCCACAAGTCGAAAGCGAGATTCGCGCCTGTCCGCCTGAAGTGCGGTGCGAATTTCCTTGCTCTCTGCAGCAATCGCCTTATCAGCGGCAATCAGTTCGCGGGCATATTGCTCTTGTGCCTCAGGCGTCTCCAGGCGCTTAATCTGGTCTAACGTAACACCCTTGTCGTGGCGAGTGCCGCGCAGCAGGCGCAACGCTGTCGCCGATATTTTCTCGCCACGCTCAACATCGCGGCGAATTGTTCTCTGATGCTGCCCTGTCGAAACCGCCGTCTCTTCAGAGAAAGAGCGGACAACTTGTCCACTCTTTTCATATCCGCCGCGACCCACTGCCCCATGCGCAGTTTCCGGATGCTTAACAAGGTAAATTTCCTTTCGGCGCGCAAGAAACAATGCTCGGTCGGCGGGTGTGAGATCGGCTCGGATCAGGTTTTCATCAATCTCACACAACTGGCGATCAAGATCGTCACCAGTTTTATGAAAGCAGAGAACCTTGATCCCTAGACGACGGCAAGCTTCCAGCCTGTGACTGCCGGCGCCGAGCTTAACGGTCGCATCACTCTCGCCGCCATATACAATGACGGGAGATTGCTGCCCGTATTCGGTGAGCGACTGCATAAGGGCAGCAACTATACCTTCATCCAAATTTCGTAGGCGATTGCCAGCGTCGATAGATGCCGGATCACGCTGAACGGCAATCACCCAAGCCTCATCGATGTTTGGGTTATCGGATGTAGGTTCTGCGCCCACCTCACCCCTCGCCGCACTGGTCGGATAAAACCGACCAGACACCTTCGGATCACGAGCAAGAAAGCCCGCCATATGTAGCGATACAGCCGACTTGCGATCACCCTCGCTTCCGACATCGAAATAACCCTTCCGGCAAGCTTCGCCGAGGATCAATTGTCTGCGTTCGCCAATAAGCGTCATGCTGCGCCTCCATCTTTCTTGGATGGAGTTTTGTTTTTTTCAAAAATTTCAGCTGCTACAGCGACGGACACTAGATCCCGAAGAAGCAACTGTTCATCGTCAGGGATGCAATGAGCGTGAAGGGCGCTCAGGATCGAGATGTCTTGTTGCAGGTCGCGTAAAATCGCAGGCAACTCGTACCATGCGATATCTCCAGCCGAGGCAATGAAATTCAGCTTAAGGTCTCGCCACGGACATTTGTGTCGGCTGCGGTGATATGGTTGCTCTTTTCCGTTTTGACCAATGATTTTTCCAGTCATCGGAAGCGAGCCTGATCTCACAAGTCTTTTCCGTTCGCTGCCAACCGTTTTGTGATCCACGCCGAGCGCGAGCGCTATGAGGCGATCACTGCTCGATGGATTCTCCGAAAGGTGCTGCGCGATGATCATTCGTTTCTGATTTGTAGAAAGATGACGCCGCGCGATATTCAATTGCCGAGCAAGCGCCCTCTTCTGGTCCTCGGAAAGATTGCTTCTTATCGACTTGGGCCAATCGCGAATTCCAAGCTTCTGGCAAATGGCAACACGATGGTGACCATCAATGATATTGTCCAACTCATCATACTCGACAGCCACCAATACTCCGTTGGCCTTGATGCTCTTCTCAAGGCTTTCGAGATCTTCAGCGGAAAGGGATGGCATTACCTGATATGGGAACGTCATGCTGCACCGCCTTTGCGCATCAGGCGCAGGTCTGTTTCGCGAATGATCTCGGCGGCGCGATCCGCGGAGACGCCGCGCGCCAGCAGCTTCGCCGCGAAGCGAGGCACGAACTCGAAGCCGGCATCATTTATCGCCGTGCGGATCGGGGCCGGAAGTGCATCGAACAGTTCCATCAGTGCACCCCCCTCAACTGGCGGAGATAGGCCTGCCCACTGCTGGTGATGATCGCCTGCCGCTTGTCATTGGACAGACGGACGTATCCGGCTCGCGTGCACTGGACGGCGGACGGCATTTCGCCGTGGCGGATCTCGCGCCAGTCGTCAGCCTGGGCGACGTGTCGCAGAAAACCGCGATCACGATCCGAAAGCGGATGCGAAAAAAGAGAAACAGCGGCACTCAATGTCCTGCCTCCTCGACAATGCGGCAAACCTCGCATTCGGCGAGGTCCAGCGTTTCAGCGATTTCATGGGTGGATCGACCAGCACGCCAAAGCTCCATCACCCGCGCGGTGCGGGCTTCGTGAACGAGCTTGGATCGGCTGGTTTCGGCGATGCAGAGCGTCACAGGTTAACTCCGATGGCCGCCACACGCGCCATGGCTTCCTGCCGCGTCAGCTTTTCGGACGGAGGCAATGCAATCCGCGCCGGAAACGCGGTGTCGATCCATGCAAGAATGCCGGTGCGCAGCGTTTCGGATCTTGGCGGATGTTTGCGTCCAAGGCGAAGTGCGGCACGGCGTTCGGATGCGTCGCGATCCACCAGATCCCAGATGTCGTATTTTTCCAGTGCGGAGACGAAACCCGGATTCGATAGCGCCGGCGGCCGCTCCGAAAGCGCGAGAAGCAGAGGAATCAGAATGGCCGAATCCCAGATTTCGCGATTGTCGTTGTATCCCTCTGCCTTCATCAGTGCTTTGAGGGCGGCAACAACCGCATCGCGTGGGCGCGTTTCGATGACCGAGAGAAACCCCTTGATGCCGTAGATATCGCCCGCAACTTTCGTGAGAGACGATCCGTTCGAGGTCATCAAACGGCAACCACCTTCTTCGGCTATAGAGCGAGCCGTGACCGCCCATTGCTCGCCGGCAGCAAGCGCAGCCTTCAGGAGCTGCCAAACCGTTACTGCGGTGACCACGCCATTGACGGCAGCGAAGGCCGCCGCCTGCTCGGTCTTGTTCATCTGGACTATTTGGCAGGGGACCTGCGAGAAGCCGCAGATCGCCGCTGCATGCGTGCGGTGCTGGCCGTCGATTATCGCGTACGCCCCCCCCTCCACAGGAGAAACGAACACCGGCGAGAACATGGACCAGCGGAAATTTGCCGCGATGCGACGGATCGCCTTCCAATTCTGCAGCTTCAGGTCACGCTGATAATCTTCGTCGATGACCAGCTTATCGATATCGATCCATTGCAGGATGGGAGCCGGGCCAGCGGAAACTTCAGTCGGCCGGTCAATCTTCGAGAATTCTACCTTTCGCAATGCCATGCCAGTCAGCCTTTCTTGATGTTCACGAGCATCTCTTTCAGCTCGCGAATTGCTTCGTGGATTTCCTTGCCGATCCGCTTCTTTGCGGCGGCCGTGCCAAGCGTTCCGGATGCCTGGGCGGCTTGCAGTTCACGCACGACGTCCATGACCTCGCTCATCAGGTCGATGGCATCCGTTTCGGTTACGGGTCGCGCCTCATGAGGGTGATCGTCATCGACGACCAGCTTGAAGCCGAGCGTGCGCGCCATGGCGGCGACGATGACGGGCGTTTTCGCGCGCCGGTCCGCCTCGATGGCGACGTCGACCGGAATCAAGGTTTCTTCGTTTTCGATATTGAAGCTGGCGTAGTTGGAGAGCGTGGAAACCGTCACGCGCGTCAGCAACGGAAAGTTGGTCACACCGCCGCCCAGCTTGTAGCTGGCGTCTGTCGCGCCTTTCAGGCTGCGGATCTCTTCTTCGGAAATAGTGCGCACGAAAACACCCCTGAAAACGCGTCAAGGAAAGAAAAACGGAAAAGGATTCGGTGAAGCCCGCGCGGGCGCGGCCTATTCGTTGCCCATCAGATCAACCGCAGCCCCGCCACATCAGCGGCGGCACGAACAGGAGAGGCAAAGATGGTGACAACGAAAGAAAAGGGCCGCCGGAGCCGGGAGGAAAGGCGTCACGGCGGGTGCGCAGAGGGGAAAGGAATAACCCTCGCGCAACAGGAAAGACGGTCCGGACGGATGGCGGAATGGTCAGAAGCTCCATCCGTCCGGCATCCCGTGCGCGCACTGCCGGGAAAGCGCCGGGATTGGTTGCAGCGGCAGGATTCGAACCTGCGACATCGTGGGTATGAACCACGCGGGATGACCGCTTCCCTACGCTGCGGAAAAACTGGAGCGCCGTCATTCTGCGGCCTCCTGAAGCGACGATGCTCCCCGCTTCTGCGCCTTCAGACAAATTTCAATGAATTGAATCGTTGAAACCCGTCCTCGCGTGCCCCTTTCAACATCTCTAGCCAAGTCAATGCTTGGATCTCGGCGACCAGATATCGCGCGCGAGAGCGTGCTTGGCGAACGACCAATGCGCACGGCAAAGGTCGAAAGCTTCTCACCTGTCTCACCTAAAAATGTTGATAGAGCGTCCATGCCGCAGAATGTGCCAAATAGGCAAATTTTCGTCAAGCACATTTTTTGCCTATTAGGCTCTGGCGCTCTCCATCAGCAAATGGAAATTTGCCTCATGGACAAAAATTACCCCAACCGCATTCGCGAAATTCGCAAAAGCAAAGGCCTCACGATAGAGGAACTTGCTGAAGAGACAGGCCTTTCCGTGTCGTTCACTGGACGGCTTGAAAAGGGTGAGCGAAGACTGTCCGTTCATCATATGGATTTATTTGCTGCGGCTTTGGCGGTTGAGCCCCAAGATTTGTTGCCGAGCACAAACCCGCGCACATCAAACGTGGTGGCCATCATGGGACGAATCGGAGCTGGAGCGGAAATATTACCGGATGAGGAGCAAATCCCGCCGGAAGGTCTCTATGAAATAGAAACACCCTTTCCGCTGCCGGAAGACGCCCTTGCATTTGAAGTCTACGGCGAATCAATGTGGCCCCGCTACGATGAAGGCGACATCATAATTTGCTGGAGACAGGGCGTGGTTGTTGAAGAAGTTTTAGGGTGGGAAGCAGCAGTTAAAACTTCAACTGGACAACGGTACCTCAAGCGGGTGCTTAAAGGCTCAGAAAAGGGCACGTTTGATTTAGAAAGCCATAACGCTCCACCCATCCGAGGAGTACAGATAGTTTGGGTTGCGGCCATCCAGTCGGTAATCCGAAGCGGCCAATGGAAAAAACTAACACCGGCTGCCCGCCAACGCCTGGTTCAAAAAATGACTGCATCGGGATAAATACAGGGGTACCCGCCCATACAAAAAGCCCGCCATTCACGTGGCGGGCTTTTTTGTTGCGCCGACAAAAGAACTTGAGATTCAATATTTTGCCTATTCGTCAAAAAATAATTTGCCAAATAGGCAAAATCTGTATTGACGAAATGTGCCTATTTGGCAAATAATCACCTCCATCCAAGCCGCTTTGACCTGACGGCTCGGAGAAAGACCGGGTGGCGGCGCACCCCCTCACCCTCGCGCCGCCCGGTCCAACCTCAACGGATGGAGACCGACATGAACGCCAGTGCGATGAACGACAATGAGAAGATCGAAGCCATGGCCGCCGCGATGCGCCGCTTCGGTGAAGGCTGCACCCGCGAGCAGCTGAACCTTTATTTCTCGAATTCCGATATCGACCGCCTGCACGAACAGGCGCGCATGAAGGCGAACGACGACGCACTTCTTGAAGCGGCCTGACGCCACGTCCGGTTTCGGTGTCCGTCTCTCCCCGCGAGGCGGCATCCGAAACGGATGGAGGCAGCTTTGATCCAAATTTCTCCCATGATTCCACAGACCCGGCATGACCTCGGCACCTTCCGCAAGGATAGCGCCGTTCCTTATGGCCGCTTCTTTCTGGCCTGCGCCACTGCCGTGCTTCTGCTCGGCTGCCTTGGCGGCGTTGCACTCTGCGCCACCCGTCTCTCCGAAATCGAACGCATCTACGCCGCTGCGGCGCGCGTCTGACCACTTCCAGCCCAAACCAAAAAGGAACAGACCATGACGGCCACTGCCGAACAGCAGACGATCAGCATTCACAATCCCAGCCACGGCGCGCCGATCCTGATCGCCACCGGTCCGACTTCTATCTCCATCAAGGCCGGCTCGCTGGTCGAGATCGGTGACCGCACGTATTCCTATGACCGCGAAACGGCGATTGCGCTCGACGACCTGGTTCCCGGTCGCGATTACGCTGTCGGCATCAACGCGATGGGCGATCTGTTCGCTACCGTCGCAAACGATAATCCCCTGAAGGCCGATTTCTTCGCCGGCTTCCACTTCGCTCCCGGCGGCAATGCCGTCGAGCGCAAGGGCGGCGACAGCGCGCCCGCTATCAATCCGCATTCCCTCTGGGATATCGAGTATCGTCCCGCCTGCCCGGATCCGCGCGGCATGGTGCGCGTCATCGCCGGAAACATCGTCTGGGTCGATATCTATCTTCTCGGCGTCGATCATGCCGTGCACGGCACCAGCCGCTTTGGCGTAACGCCGGCCACCGGCAGCACGCTGGACCTTCTCGACTATCCGACCGCTAAATCCATCCTCGAAGGTCACGGCAAACGCCTGCTGACCTATGACGAATTCCGCACCGCCGCCCATGGCGTGACGGAACGCTCTGCCGCCAACAACCGCCCACGCACGACCGGTCTCGATGCCGCGCGCACCAGCCTTTACGGCCTCATGCAGGCGACCGGCAATCTCTGGGTATGGGGAACGGACGGAGACATCGACGACCCGCGTCCGTCCATCTTTGGCGGCTCCTGGCTCTACGGCGAGAGCGCCGGCTCCCGGTATGCGTCCTTGGGCTACTGGCCCGGGTACTCGGACGGGCACCTCGGGGCGCGCGGCGCGAGCGACCACCTGACGCCTGCCTGACGCGCGCGAAAGCGCGGGTCTCTTTTTTCCCTCTCAATCAGGATTATCACCATGACGGCAACAGCCAACCTTACTAAACACACGCTCGGCATGACGCGCAGGGACGTATTGACCCCGGTGCTGGCCGCTATCGGTCGCACCGAGATCGTCATCAAGGCGGGCACCATTGTTGTAACCGACAATCGCCCGGTCCGTTTCGACGACGATACGCCGGTTCCGACCGGAGACCTTCTCCCCGGCCGCGATTATGGCGTCGGCATCGACGATAGCGGAAATCTGTTCTGCAAAGCTCTGACCTCCTCGCCGACCGAAGAACCGCTGTTCGCCGGTTTCCATTTCGCACCGGGCGGCAACGCGAAGGCCCGCGAGGGCGGCGATAGCACCCCGGCAATCAACCCTTATTCCATCTGGGATATCGGCTTCCGTCCTTCCTGCCCCGATCCGCGCGGCATGGCGCTGGTGGAAACCTTGGGCGGAAAACTGTTCTGGGCCGATATCTACCTTCTGGATGCCGACCACCACGAACAGGGCACCAGCCGCGCGAGGGCGATCATTGCCGATGGCCGCGACCTGCCGATGAAACTCGACGGCCAGAGCCGATACAAGAGGCTGGACTATGCAACGGCAGTGGAAATCTACGCCGGCCACGGCAAGCGCCTGCTTGGCGCGGAAGAATTCTTCGCCGCCGCCTATGGCGTGAAGGAACGCACATCCCGCGATGACGAGCCGACCGTAACAGGATCGCTCGACGACAACGCCGCCAGCTTTATCAGCAAGTGGGGCCTCTTCGATATCACCGGCACCATGTGGCAGTGGGGCACGGATGGCGATCCGGACAACCCGCGTCCGTCCATCTTTGGCGGCTCCTGGCTCGTCGGCGAGAACGCCGGCTCCCGGTCTGCGTACTTGGCCTGCTGGCCCGGGTCCTCGAACGAGAACCTCGGGGCGCGCGGCGCGAGCGACCACCTGAACCATGCCTGACGCGCGCGAAAGCGCGTGTCCCCTGAAACGGATGATCGCCAGCCATGACACGAGATGAATTTGTAAATCCGCAGGATCTGGCGATCGTCGAGAAATTCGAGAAAGCCGTGGCCTACCTCTACCCGATATTCCAGCGTTGCCCGCGCAGCCACAGTGTGTTGCGCGACAGGCTGATCGGGCTGCTGTTTGACCAGGTCGGCTTCCTCTATCAGGCAGCGAAGTCGAAACAGGCCTCAAAGCTCTACGCGGCAGACGCCAATCTGGCAACGCTGCGCTTCTGGTTGCGCTTTGCCTCCAGTCCGGACCTGAAATTCCTCTCCCACCATCAGCACAAGGTGGCGCTGCGCCACATCGCTGAGGCGGGATCGATGCTCGGTCAGTGGATCAAATCGGCAAAAGGCAACGGGCGGTCGGGGTCATGATGCTGTTGCGTCCGTCCATCTTTGGCGGCTCCTGGATCAACGGCGAGAACGCCGGCTCCCGGTATGCGAACTTGGACTACTGGCCCGAGAACTCGAACGAGAACATCGGGGCGCGCGGCGCGAGCGACGACCTATCCACGGCTCGGCGACGGTCACGGCCTCGCCGGTCATCTTCCACGGTCGGCACGGCGGTTTGCGCTTTGCCGGCAAGGTGGTCGGCCCGTCCGTCCGGCTTCGGCGAACACATGACAGGGTCCGGTACAGCGGGGAGTAGCGGCAATGCCGTCGAAACCCGCGACCGGCAATCCGGAGTGATTACCATGGGAAAGAAATACCGGAACCTTATCGGTCAGATCACAGCGGACGCCAACATGCGCATCGCTTATCGTCGAACCACATACGGCAAGCGCCTGACGACCGGATTTCTGGAGTTCAACGAATTCTCGATCCTCAATCTGGAGGAGCTGGCGCAGGCCATGCGCGACGGCACCTATCGTCCCGGCCAGCCGCACGAGTTCAAGATATTCGACCCGAAGGAGCGGATGATATCGGCGCTGCCCTTTGAGGATCGGGTGGCACAGCATGCGCTTTGCGGCGTCATCGAGCCGATCTTTCAAGCGACGCTGTTGCCGCGCACCTTTGCCTGCCGTCCGGGCAAGGGAACACATGCGGCGGCAAAGGCCGTGCAGGCCGATATGCGCCGGCTCAGCCTCGACAGCGAGCCGCTCTATATCCTCAAGACGGATTTCTCCCGATACTTCGCCAGCATCGAGCATGGCGCGCTGTGGCAGCTGATCGAGGCGAAGATTTCCTGCCGCGCCACGCTGCGCCTGATCGAGACGATGCTGCCGCGCGATGGCATTGGCCTGCCCATCGGCAATCTTCTGTCGCAGATCTTCGCCAACATCTATGGCGGGGTCGTTGACCGGCACCTGCAACAGGATCTCGGCGAGCGATACTGGTATCGCTACATGGACGATATCGTGGTGCTGGGGCAGTCATCCGAGCATCTGCGCAAGGTGCGGGCCTCGATAGAGGAACTGTCACGCGAGCGGCTGGGCCTGCGGTTTTCCAAATGGAGCATCCAGCCCGTCAGCCGTGGCGCCAACTTTGTCGGTTATCGCATCTGGCCAACCCATAAGCTTTTGCGCCGTGACAGCGTCACGCGGGCAAAGCGCAAGATCCGTGCGTATCGCACCGGCGGTGATCACAAACGGCTGGAGAAGTTCCTTGCCGCATGGGTCGGTCACGCCAAATGGGCCGATAGCCGCAATCTTCTTAAATCCCTCAACATTCAGGACCGCAAGGAGGCACGCTCGTGACCAGCCTGACTATTCACATCAATGAAACGACGGAGGCACGCCTGCGCAGAGCATCCGAGGAAATGGGCCGCGATGTCCACGACCTCGCCGAATGCGCCGTATCGGAAGCTGTGCTGGCTTATTTCCGTGGCCGCCCTGTCGCAGAAGATCCGGCGCACCAGATCACTGGGGGTGTTCATCATGCGGCACACTGACAAGCGCGGCCCCAGCAAGCTGCCATCGCCCGTCATGCTGGCCCGCTGTGCTCAGCGCGGCATGGGTCGCACCCAGATTGCCGAACACTATGGCGCCAGCGTCAGCCGCGTCACGACGCGCTGCAAGGAGCTTGGCATCATCGCTCCACTCTACGGCAAGAACTGGAATGAAGCCCGTTTCGATTTCACCACCGTCGTCGTCCGCCGCTTCGGCAGCAGCATCACGCTGCCTTGCCCCAGCATCTACGCAAAAGTTCTGGAGAGCCGAGCATGACAAAAGTTAGCTGCTATGCCGAAGTATCATTCAACATTTCTGAGGTGGACTTCGAAGATATCGAAAAGGAATACGAACGTCGCAAGCAGTCGTATTCTTGGGCACCCGTAGTTTACCGGATGATCGCTGAGGGCCGCACCGAGGACGCGATGCAAGAAATGCATCGTCATATGCCTGATCTTGCCCCCCCCTCCCACGAGCGCGCCATTGCCGACCTCATCACCGGGAAACGGAACTGAGGGCGACATGAGCAAAGACCCTATCCATTTCCGCGCCCATCGGTCCGAGCTTCTCGCGGCCTTATCGGCTGTCATCGAAGCCGTTCCGGCTAAGGATAACATTCCGATCCTTGAAAACGTGCTGCTGCACCCAGATGGCGAACGCCTCCTGTTGCGCGGCACCAACCTTGATCTTGAAATCGAGACGCGCTGCGAGCTGCTGGAAGCATCTGCCGGCGAAGGTCTCACCATCGCAGCCGACGAGTTTTACCGGATCGTGAAGAACATGCCGGAGTCGGCAGAGATCACGGTCAAGCCAGGGCAGTTTCCCGGCCAGGTCACGGTGAGCGGCGGCCGGTCGCGTTTCAACATGCATACTCTGCCCGCTTCCGACTTTCCGTCCATCGGCTCGGATCGGCCGCCTTTGGCATTTGCGATGCAGGCCAGCATTCTGACGGACGCGTTCGGTCGCGTTGCTTACGCAATGAACACGACGATGAAGGACAGGCCGTATCTGTCTGGTACCTTCGTCGAGGGGTTGGAAAGCGGCAAGCTTGCGATCTGCGCCACGGATGGATTGAAGATGGCGAGGTCGCGGATCTCGCCCAGCGAGTTGAACGCCTTCGAGCCGCCTATCATCCCGATCAAGACGGTTCAGGCAATCCGCAAACTGTTCGGCCACAGCAAGGCCGCTTGCTCGTTCTTCATCAATGACCGGAAGATTGTCGTCGAGTGCGAGGACATCACCCTCGTTTCGAAGCTGGTCGACGGCCAGTTTCCTGACTATCGCCGCATCATTCCCGCGCGAAGCGACGTCTTTTTGCGTGCCGACCGTGCAGCCGTTAGCAAGGCAATCACTCGCGTGAGCGTCATTGCCGGCGATATCAGCAAGTCTTCCGTCCGCCTCGATATCCAGAACGGCGTCATGCAGATCGAGCTGGTGGCGCGTGACGGTCAAAATGCATCTGAGCCGGTCGACATCGAATACGATGGCGACAGCCAGCTGCGGGGTTTCAATCCGACGTTCGTCAACGAAACCTTGTCCAGCATTTCCACCACATCCTTTTGTCTCCACGGCACGGACCCCGGCGCGCCGGGACATTTCACGCCAGATGGTGACGCCGACGAAGATTACATCGTCATGCCTATGAGGGTTTCCTGATGACTGAGCAAACCGCACCCGTCCACCGTATCATTGGTCCGACCATCCTTCTTGGATCCGGCACATATTTCGACTTCGAAAACCCCGAGGCCGCAGAACTGACGATCGAGGACGTGGCTTACAGCCTCGCCTTCCAGTCGCGATTCACCGGCCAGTGCGTCAGCCGGCGCACCGGCAAGCGGGTATATTACCCCATTGCCCAGCATTGTGTCATTATGGCCGGCTACGCCGAGCCGGGGCACAAGATGGCGGCGCTCATGCACGAGGTGGGCGAAGCAACCTGCGGCGACATGAGTTCGCCCCTGAAATCCAAGTGCCCGGATTACAAAACGATTGAGAAGCGTTGCGAAGCGGCCGGTCTGTCCCGTTTCGGGATCAATATCCTTTCCCCCTGGTACATCAAGCATCTCGATCTGCGCATGCTGGCGACAGAGCAACGCGACCTTATGCCCACTAATGGCGAGACGTGGGAAATGGTCGATGGACGCCAGCCGTTCGAGGCGGAGATATTCCCTTGGGAAGAACCGCATGTCGCCGCCGAGATCTTCCTTGAAACCTACTACGCATTGCGGAGGGCGGGCGAATGAGCAAGTCATCTGGATGGCTCAGCCGCAAACGTCGGCACGAAGCCGCTTATCGGCGCGGATACGAGGACGGGCTGGGAGGGTGCCTTTCACTTGGTGCCCTACAATCCGCCCATATCGCCCGTCAGGAAGAATGGTGCCCAGATATCAAGCCGGATTTGTCGTTCCGTGGCAACGAACTCGGCGGTGAGTGCGGCGAAGCACAGAATGTTATTAAAAAATTGGAGCGCGAGCGCCACGGTTGGCGTGGGTCGCGTGACACAGTCGAGCACCTGGGCGAAGAGCTTGCCGATGTCATTCACTGCGCGGTGCTGGTGGCAATAACTGCGGGCATCGATATTCAGAGGGCCGTAATTGAGAAATTCAATGACACCAGCCGCAAAAATGAGTTGGTGACGACGCTCCCCTTGGTGACGGATGTTACTGGGCTTAGTCAATGGGAAGGCTGGGACAAGAGCAGGGATTTCTGGTCCGAAACCAAGCACCGTGACGCAGTTATGTATGCGATGTTCAGAGGGCCGTGGTCTATGGAGGATGCCGCCACCCTCTTGGGGTTCATCGACAGAACGTGGCCCAAGGCGGCCGCAAAGCACGAAAGTGACGAGACCGCGTCATCCCAGCTAATTTTGCAAGAGGACGCCGATTGCTGCATTGCTTGCGATGCCCCGCTCGTCGAGGGGGATCTTGTGTATTGGGATGCGAGCGACACCGGCTATTTGCATGCCGACTGCTGCGGTCCGGAGCGTGAAAGTTACGTGAACGAGGATGGCGAGCCACTGAAAGATGGTGATCCTATCCCCCAGCCGTTTCCATATAAACCTGATCGTGCAGCTGGTTACATTTATACCGGAGGCGAAAAGGAATGACGGACCTTTTCAACAGATCGAAGCCTGTCAAGCTGACATCGACAGACATCCGCAACGGAATGTCGAAGCGCTGGGCGGAGCCTGAATATGCCATCATGTGGGAAGTTGCCGACGCGACTGGATCGGGATCTCGCCGCTATGCGGACGCCGTCATCATGTCGCTTTGGCCGTCTCGCGGGCTGGAGCTGCACGGCGTAGAGATCAAAGTCAGCCGTTCCGATTGGAAGCGCGAAGCCGCAGATCCAAGAAAAGCGGAATCGGTCGCGCAATACTGCGATCGCTGGTGGATACATACCGCGCCTGGCGTCGTGGATGATTTGTCCGATCTGCCGCCCCAGTGGGGGTTGCGCGAGTTCGATGGCCGGTCATGGAAAACAATTCGCGAGGCAGAGAAAAACAGTCCCGTTCCAATATCGCGCGGCTTCCTCGCCAGCATTTTGCGACGCGCCGATGGCGCTATGCGGCTTCTGGTCAATGAGGCAACCAAGGAGGCCAGAGCAAAAGTCGATGAGGAGATTGCAAGAAATCGCGAGCGCTATTGCGACGAGCTAGAGCGGGCCGTTCAGAATAGGACAGCCACGTTTGAGACGGCAGCAAAGAACATCGAGCTTTTCGCAGCTGCCTTTGGCGTAGATCCCGCCAACGCATGGAAAGACGATTTTTCGCGTCTTGGCAGAGCCGCGAAGGCACTCTGCGAATGCAACGTCAGCGGCTACGGTCACAAGCCACTTGCCCAGCGACTTCGTGCGGCTGCCGACGAGATCGATGTAATTATCGAAATGATCGACCCTCCCAAGCTCGCGGAGGATAATTCCTGATGACACAACCGGCCATTTTGCGAAAGCAGGACATGATGCGGGCGGCCGAGGTTGCGAATAATTCTGGCTGCCGGATCGAGATAAAGGTGGGTGATACCGTCATTACCGTCATACCCAGTTCCGAAAACGAGAAGGTGAAGGGAATTGACTACTCGCGTCCCGTACTGTGA